CCGTCTTCAGGCAGCGGATAAGATAGCCAATCAGGCTGTAAACAGTCTGGAAGCCTTTGTTAAGGCCAATCCTACTGTAGCTCCAACTCAGTATATCAGCACGGCACAGGCAGCTTTGTCTGCTCTTCAGACTGTATTGAATACTGCTTCCGCAACCGGAAATTAAAGGAAAGGTAATATACTAATATGGACCCCGCAACCATTGAATCTGCTATTGCAGTTGCAACCTCGATTGTACAAGCTATTATTCAAATAGCTCCAGCCGTGCAGCAAGGTATTGCTTCGTCACAGCCTTATATCGAGGCTCTGACTGGACTGATCACAGGAACCAATGCTACTCAAGCAGAACTTGATATTCTTTTGGCTACTGTGAATGCAGCTTCGGCTCAGTTTCAGCAGCCTCTTCCTGCTGATCCTAACAATACTACCGAAACGTAATTTTTGGAATACGCCTTTTCTAATCGGCGGATTTGAAAAGACTGGAACTGGAAATGCATGACGATGATTCGTTAGGATATCAAGGCAGCGACAATTCACCAAGTAAGCATTGGCACCTAGACAAAAGAGTGCCAATTGCCTTGATTTTAACACTGCTTCTTCAAACAGGTGCTGGAGCTTGGTGGATGGCTTCGACAACCGAAAAGATATTTGTACTAGAGAAGCGGTTAGATGCTATTTCACCTCAGGCGGATAGGTTGACCCGAGTGGAAGTGAATATAGAAGATATCAAAACGAGTCTTACTGAAATCAAGCAGGCTTTGAGAACAGCCCCTTTAAGGGAACATTAGGAGATTAAAAATATGAATAAACTTTTTATTGTATCGGCTATCGTACTTTTTGCTTCAGGAGCTTCTGCTCAGCAAGCAGTAGCACCACCAGACGCTGCTTTTATGCAGCGTGCAATCACGTCGTTACAGACACAACGCAATACGGCTCTTGATAATCAAGCGGTGGCAGAAGCTAAAGCTACTGGATTGACTGAGGACCTAGCTAAAGCCAATGCCAAGATCAAGGAACTGGAGGATAAGATTAACCCTCCGAAGAAAGAACAAGACAAGAAATAAATGACTGATCCTACTACCAGTAATATACTATTAGTTGTACCTACCCGAGGATCAGATGTTGGAACTTGGGACATTCCAGTCAATGGTAATTCAATTGATATCGATGGTTTTATTGGGGGTGTGCAGGTTGTATCTGCGACTAATGCTCCGATAACATTGACATCCCCTGCTGGCGTAGTGACCCCAGCAGCAGGACCTACTCAATCGCAAAATGCAGTTTTGCGAGTCACTGGAGCCTTGACAGCAAATGTTCAGGTGACGTTACCTCTTCCAGGGTACATGATCATTGAAAACCTTACTACGGGTTCTTTTGTTCTTAGTTTTAGAGCTGTTGGGTCTGGTGAAGTTATTGGAATTGAGCAAGGAGTTGTTCAACGTATTTACAATGATGGGACCAATGTTAGGTTTGTTAATCTTCCTACGGTCGGTTCGTACATGGATGTTTGCGACGGGACAGTTCCAGCATGGATTTTAGCATGCACTAAGCCACCATGGTTGGACTGTAATGGAGGCACGTTTAATGCAACAACTTATCCATACTTGAATACTAAGTTAGGTGGGAACACTCTACCAGATTTTAGAGGTAGAAGCGCTTTCTATCTTAATGAAGGTACGGGACGTATTACAAGTACTGGTGCTGGTATTGATGGTACTACTAGATTTGCATCTGGCGGTAATAATGGTCTGACAGCAGCTAACCTTCCTTCTATCACGTCGAGTGGATCGACTAATGTTACAAGTTCGAACAGTTTGATCGTACAGGCGAATGGTGGTGATGTTTCCTCATTTAGTGCTGGTTCCGGAGGTGGTGAGGTATGGCAAGCTTGGTCTACAAGTGTTACTATAACCCGGGTCAATGTAGCATCGTCCGGAACGACTAGTGTGACTTCAAATAATACTGGTGCAGGCTCAGTAACTCAAAATGCTGCTCCCGGTATTATAAGCGGTTTGCGCCTCATAAGAGCAGCTTAATTTGTCCTACAATTATCCCACGTTCGTAACTACTTTGGCCAATACTCTAGTTGTATCCCCAACTGATATTAATTATTTGTTGGAACTGCCGATTATTATTGATATAGCTGAACAATCTTGTTATCGAGAATTGCAATTACTTGATACAATTGTTAGAGATCAAACTGGGACTTTGACAGCGAACAGTAGAAATTTCACTTTCCCACAACATTTTGTCGTTTCAGAATCTATCAATGTGTTTACCCCTGTAGGTACGTTTACCAATCGTATGCCTCTAGTTCCTACATCACGAGAATTCATAGATTACTGCTATGGAAATGAGGCTTCGACAACAACACCATCTGTTCCCTATTTCTATGCTATGCTCACGGATCAGACAATCATTGTTGGACCATCCCCTGATGCGGCGTACCCCATGGAAGTTATAGGGACTGTTCGTCCAACTCCTTTGAGCGCAACTAATACAACTACATACCTGACAACATATTTGCCTGATTTATTCTTTGCTGCCTCTATGTATGTTGGCGCTGGATATATTCAGAATTTCGGTTCCCAGACAGACAATCCGCAACTGGCTGTTTCATGGAAGGGCACATTCGATGCGCTTCTAGCTTCCGCGAATAAGGAAGAAGAGCAAAAGCGCTATGCTATGGGTAATTGGTCTTCAAAGCCACCAACACCAGCCGCAACTCCTCCTAGGTCCTAAGTGCCATTCGGAAGTATCACATTACAGCCGGGCGTAAATACAGAGCGCACGCCTCTATTGTTGCGAGCTGGTATCTCGCAAAGTCAGTTGATCCGATTCCGTGACCAGCTTGTACAAAAATACGGTGGATGGCAAAAATTCTATCCATTTCCAGTCGGGGGTATTCCTAGAGACCTTCATGCTTGGCAGGATTTGAATAATATCAAGTACCTTAGTGTAGGCACCACTTCCCAACTTGCTGTTATTTTCAACGGAGTGCTGCAAGATATCAGTCCGCAATTATTGACGTCCAATCTTGTTCCAGATTTTTCCGTTACGTCTGGTAGCAACATTGTCAATATAATTGATCCGAATATAGCCAACGTCACGACTAATGATGCTGTTTTGTTTAATGTTCCTGTGTCCCAAGGAGGAATTATTCTCTCTGGGTTATATCCTATAACTCAAATTACGGGGGCAGATACTTACCAAATAACTGCGGCGAATAATGCTACAACTACAGAAACAAATCCTACTGCCACCAATAATACAACAGCGATAGGAAACAACACTCTGCATTTTGGGACAACCCCCGCCTGGGTTGTTCAGGGAATGGTTATATTCGATCTTACGAATCCTACAGCCATTCCAGCCAATACAATTGTATCAAGCACAACAGGAACAACTGTTGTCATGAGCAATAATGCTGCTGCTCCAGGTGTAGGTAGTGGTGACAACATTGTATTTTCTAGTGTTCCTGTATTCTCTACAACTAATGGAAGCTCATCAGTCCTTGTTACATTTATTGCGCATGGTCTGAGTGTAGGAAATTTTATCAATCTTCCGATAGCTACTGTTGGACAAGGAGTAACGATCCTTGGTGAATATCAAGTCCTGACCGTACCTTCTGCCAACACATTTACAATTGCTGCAAATACACTCGCAACTGGTTCTGGGACGTTTGCCATGAACAATGGTGAGGCTCAGCTTGTTTATAATATAGCCTTGGGTCCTCCTGCGGCTGGTACTGGTTTCGGATTAGGTGGTTTTGGTTCTGGAGGTTTTGGAACAGGAACTGTTCCTGCTCAACAAACAGGAACGGATATTTCTGCAGCCTCTTGGACTTCCGGGAACTGGGGGCAAATTCTGATTGAATGTCCTCTGAATGGTGGTATTTATTACTGGCAGCCTGGATCAGGATTTCAAACAGCTTCTATCATTCCGGAAGCTCCTCCATACAATGCTGGAATATTCATTTCGACAACTGAACAGATATTAATCGCTTATGGATCGTCCGTTGCGGTTGGGCTTGGTGTTCAGCAACAACCTCTGCTGGTTCAATGGAGCGATGTTGGTAATTTCTTCCAGTGGACGGCCAATGCCAATACCCAAGCAGGCAATTTTGTTATTCCTCTAGGATCAAAATTGATTGGAGGTACGGCTGTAGCAAACCAAAACTTGCTTTGGACTGATCAAGACCTTTGGGCGATGAATTATATTGGTCCTCCGGACGTTTTCGGGTTCAACAAACTTGGTGCAGGAATGGGTCTGACATCTGCACACGCTTTCCAGCAGTTGCGAGGTTCTGTTTTCTGGATGGGTCCTACCAACTTCTATAGTTATAGCGGCGGTTCGGCTAATGTTATTCCTTGTCCTGTATGGGATGCTGTGTATCAGAATTTGAATACTAATTTTCTGCAAAATATCTGTGCAATGCCGAATACACCATTTAATGAGGTTGGTTGGGAGTATCCGTCTTTAGCCTCCAGTAATGGTGAGAACGATTCTTATGTGAAGTTTAATATCCTAGAACCGGGGGCTCCGTGGGATTATGGTCTATTAAACCGTTCCGCTTGGATTGATCAGAACATATTTGGAATGCCGATAGCTGCTACGTCCTCTGGTATCATTTATATGCATGAAACAACCCCGGATTCAGACGGGTCTCCGTTAGTAGCCTCTTTCACTACTGGTGATTTTTATCTGGAAGAAGGCGAGAATTTTGTATACGTTGATCAAATCATGCCAGATTTTAAGTGGGAGACTTTTACAGGCATCACTTCGGCGCAAATACAACTGACTTTCAATGTTTCTAATTTCCCGGGGGACGTTCCAGTACAATACGGACCCTATACAGTTACTCAGGCAACTGAGTATTTGGGAGTAAGATTTAGAGGACGCTTGATGAGTGTTACTGCTTTATCCGCTGATCTTGGATCGTTCTGGCGTCTAGGTTCCATTAAATATAGATACGCAGTTTCGGGAAGAAGATAAATGAGTGATACTAGCGGCAGCTATCTACCTCAGACAGTCCAAGCCACAGCATCGGCTTCTGGTGTTTCTGACGTAGTAACTCAACTACAGGGGATTGTCCGACAACTGACCCAGTTAGTGAAGGCTATCAACGGAAGAGCTATTTATGGCACTTTCACAATGCCTGCGGCAGCATCATTAACAATTGCGCAACCTGGAGTGAAGTCTAATTCTACCATTACACTAACTCCAACTAATGCATCTGCCGGAACATTAGAAGGAGCAGCTACACATTTGTATTATACAATTATAGCTGGAACTTCTTTTACAGTTCATACCGCTTCTGGTGGTAATGCTGCGGGGACTGAAACATTTTCCTACGTAATCAATACTCCAACGTGATAGAATAATCCAATGCCACTAGTTCACTCATCCTCCAAAGAAGCGCTTGCTAGTAATATGCGGACTTTATATGGAGAAATTGGTAAATCTCCTCATGTCAAATCTCAGAAACAAGCCGAAGCTATCGCGTTGGAAACCCAACGTCGGTCCCAAGGGCGTGCCATGGGCGGTGTAGCCCCCCCTCCTATGATGAACCAAGCCATGGGCGGTTTAGGGCAGCCCATGTCTCCAATGCCAAATCAGGCTCCTCCTCAGATGCCAATGCAGCCCCAAGGAGCGGGGGTAGCGCCGCCCGCTATGGGACCGCCAGCTTCCGGAATTAACGCGCCTATGGGTGCCGGAACGCCACCTAGACCCTTTGCGTTTGGCGGTGGGGTAAATCCAATCCAGAAGACCTTCAAAGGCCCAATTGTCAGTGCGGTTCCGGGTAGGACAGACAACCATTTTGGACATGTCCCATCAGGTTCCTATGTTATACCGGCCGATATCGTTTCCGCTCACGGTCAAGGAAATACCATGGCGGGAATGAATGCGCTGCATCAAAAGTTTAGAATGGGTTCCAATAATTCCATGGGAACCCAACTTCCTTTCGGAGGAAACCGTCTAGCCAAAGGCTACAAATTGGCTAGAGGCGGGGCTGATTCCCATGTGGGGAAGCCGGTTCCGGTTAAGCTTGCTGGTGGAGAGATTGTATTAACTCCACAAGAAGTACATGAGACTATGTGTCGTCTTTGTAAGAGAAAGATGACATTAGACGAAGCCCACAAGGAAATGGATAAGTGGGTTATTAACGAGCGTAAGAAACTAAGAAAAACACTGGCAAAACTTCCAGGTCCAGCCAGGGACTAAAAACAGGAGAAATAGAATGAAGTCGCAGGATAACGTGAACGTAACTTTCGTAAATACAATTGTCGGTCGTGGGTCTTTGAATAATGTGATCAACCTGACATTCGGGACATTCAATTGGACACCAACGACTAATGAAGATGGGGTTCCTATGGTTGATCCTGATCCAGTTGTATCAGCCAGACTTAGAATGGATATCGTGTGTGCCAAGCAATTACGCGATATCATGAATGATTTGATCGATACTATTGAAAAGGCAGAGATTGAAGCAATCACAGGCGCTGTAGAACAAGTGACCAAGAAGCCTAAGGCTGAAAAGTCTCATTAATGCAGTATCAAGGCCGTGCTCGTATTATTGGAAGAGATGAGCATTCGAATGTAATGGAAATCTGCCATAGGCTGGCAGAAGAGAATGCTATTTTTTCCATGAATGACGATAGCGTTCATGCCATGATGGCGAGAGCCTATGACAAGCAGGGAGGAATACTTGCCGGAATTGGTCCCAAAGGGGCTTTGGAAGGTTTGTTGTTCCTCCATCT